CACTGTTGATTGTAGTAAGCAGTTGCGTAACCTGGGCATTCTGTATCATAGAGAGCGTCAAGACTACATTGCTGATTATAATAAGCGGTCTTATATCCCGGACAACTAGAATCATATAATGGATCTAAAGAACATTGTTGATCGTAGTATGCCTGTGTGTATCCAGGACATTCACTATTATAAAGAGGATCTAAAGAACACTGTTGATTAAAATAAGCTTCTGCATATCCTGAACAGTCTTCGTTATATAAAGGGTCTAAAGAACACTGTTGACTAAAGTAGGCATCAGCATATCCTGAACATCCACTATCATACAGAGCGTCTAGTTCACACTGTTGATTATAGTATGCTTGAGCGTAACCAGAACAATTCTCTGAGTATAATGGATCACTATCACAAGGATCAGAAGCAGATGCAGTTCCATCACTATAACTATACACGTTATTTGTCGCTGACCAACCAGTTACTCTATCATCAGATGTAGAAGATCCAAAATTATATAATGTACCACCTGGATTTGTATATTGATATTGTGTCCATTCGCCTTGTGTAGCATCGCCTATAACACCAATAGTGAAAGCATGGTTTTGTATGTTGATCATTTGATGATACATATCAAAACTACCATCTGGACGAATTTCTAGACCTACTGTATTTCGATTGCTGTTATAATATTCACTTATATTATTCCATTGATATCTTTGGTAATTTTCATTACCCTGTGTGTAAAATCTTCCTTCTGTTGAATTGTCTATCAAGTCTGTCCATAATACAGCAATTGCATAGTTATAAGATGAACTAAGAGTTGAATTGGTGTCTAAATTAATACCACTACAACACCAACGCGTCGTTGGGTTTACAAATTGAACAACACCATTGCTATGCATATAAGACGTGGTATAAGTATTTCCATAGAAAGGAAATGAAAATCCTAGATTTACCTGTGTGTAACCATCGTCGCTGATATTATGTTCAACGATTGTAGGTGCACCGGTAGAGGTGTCAAATGTTTGAGCACTAACGTTATAGGAGCAAAAGCAAACCAAGAATGCCAAGAATGCCGACGCCAAATACTTTAGCTTCGTCGTCATCTACTTTGTCTCCATCTAGATCTTTTGATTCTGCATCTGGAACCATTTCGGGGTTTGCATCCCACTGGTCACCGGCTGGTTGTCCAATTTGACCAAGATAAGGACAGGGTGTACCTGCCATTTTCATGGCATCAAACACTCTTCTATCTTGACAGAGAACACTAACAGCGGCGACTTTCATGCCCATATCATAAAGGGTTTTACTCAACTTCAATCTCTCACAATTTGGGTCACGAACAGTGGTCCCTTTACTGAGACCTAAAATCTGTGTTTGTACAGCAGTACTCGCGCCTGTAGTGCAAAGATCCATATTATTACTATTAATACTTGGAGAAATAGCACTAGGTGGTGGATTAATCACTATCGTTTTTGTATCAGTGTCAGTAATAACACTACTAGTGCTGCTGCTGGTACTATTACTTGTATTCAAATTGTTGTTATTATTATTTGTAGTAATAGTACTCTGGGCGAATATAGAAGATGAGAACATAAAAACCACAATAAATACCAAAAAAGGTATTGTAGTTTTCATTTTAATATATACCTCCTCGTTTTTCTTATATTTATATTATAGGACTTTTAGAATGCTCACAATAAAAACTTTATTAACATCTTTTATGTTATGGATGAATGCTCATACAGGGTTGACAATACCTCATTTACCAGATATAATGTTAAAAGATGAAGAACAGTTATTTCATATGGTTTATCCAGGGGTGAAATATGAAGGTCCAGAGAAATCAGTAAATGTGATGGGGGTATATATATCTGATACGATATATCTACTAAATGATTTTGATGTGAATGATATATGGGATCAAAGTATATTACTGCACGAACTTGTTCACCACTATCAAGAATATAATAAAATAGAAGATTTGTATGAATGCCCGGAACGAAGAGAATATCATGCTATAATGATTCAGAAAGAGTGGGTGGATCAACAAGGCAAAAATATCTGGGAATATTTAAATCCATTGTGGGTTCTTGGGGAAATGAGTTGTCCTGGATTGATGGGAGATGGTCGAGCACGATGAGAAAACTGCCTGGCCATGCAGGATACGTCAAACCAGACGATCCCTGGTGTGATGAGTTTATAGATTATATCGATACGAGATATGGTGGTCGTGTTGAGTTACAGCAGTTTCTCAAAGATATGAATTGGAAGGGAACAGATACACCATGGGGCCCTGAATTGAGATGGACCTACGATTTTGGCAAAGACCAAAAATTTTATATCACAACAAAAAAAGTTGTTGACAAAAAATAAAATTCCTGGTAGGATATACCTATGATGAATGAAGGAGTGAATGAAATGCTACAAGTTAATGATACAGTTGTTCTTACAGGCAAGACACGCCATGGTAAAAACCGTATTCAGCAACATGGTAAATTGTGGTTTGTACAAGAAGTACGAGGTGGTAAAATTCATCTCCGTAGTGAACACAAAACTGATGGTCCTATGCATAATAAGGATTTTGACGGACGTTGGGTAGAATTACAAAATGACCCAAACTTTGAATGGGTAAAAGGAGTCTAAAATGAACGATATTAATGAAATGACTACTTTTGATTTTGGCAACGGTCCGGTTCCCGCTCACCGTCATCCTAACGGAGGCGGATGGGTTGCTGATACCACCACTGTTTCTGAAACCGCCTATGTTGGATCTGATGCTAAGGTGTATGGTAACGCTTGGGTGTATGGTAATGTTAGGGTGTTTGATAACGCTAGGGTGTATGGTAACGCCGTGGTGACTGATTACGCCAGGGTGACTGGTAACGCTAAGGTGTCTGGTAAGGCTGAGGTGTCTGGTGACGCTTGGGTGGATGGTAACGCTGAGGTGTCTGGTGACGCTAGGGTGTATGATAACGCTTGGGTGTACGGTAACGCTAGGGTGTATGATAACGCTAGGGTGTATGGTAACGCTTGGGTGTATGGTGGCGCTGAGGTGTCTGCTCACACATATCGTAATGAATGAAGGAAAAGTCTAAATGTCTCTTAAACCTCGTAAGAAACGTGTACGTGCTCGTCGAGTAACAGGTCTTAGTGGTGCTCCTAAGACTCCCGGTCGGGCTGCCGATTTTTATTTTCAATACGAAGTTGAGAATAAGCAGATTATAGAATTGGTCAAGTCTTGGATTCGTACTGAGTTTCCTAAGAAAATTGCCACATCTATTCTAAAACAACCAGACTGGAAATTTATGTTTCCACACTGGGCATGTATTATTCACACAAACGATTCCTCTCGTATGGACTATCTTCGAAATAGAATTTCTCAACTGGCAGAGGAAGAAGTGAAAGTCGTAAAATCCCCTAATAAGAATACGACACAAAAAGATAATAAGACGGACCCGGTAAAAGAATGGATTGGCGAATTAGAAGAGGTAGTAGACCGACAAGATGACAAGTTTGATTTCCATCAGTTTGCTAGAATCAAGAATATGAACAAAGCACAAACTGAGAAAATCACTCAATATTATAAAAGAGTATATGAAGAACTCTTGGAAGCAAAGAAAGGTAAGAATGAGGATCTTAAAGAAGCCTGGGGATATCTAAAACGTAAAGGTTTGACAAATCGTATTGCATTTTTTGAACGTCTATTGACTGAACTAGACAAGTATATAAATAATAGAAAGGTAATACGTCGTCCACGTAAACCAAAGGTAAAGTCTGCCGCACAACTCGTAAAAAATATTCAATATCTCAAAGAATCGAATGAGTTGAAAGTTGTGTCGGTAAACCCAGAAACAATTGTTGACATGAAACAATTGTGGGTATATAATGTCAAGTATAAGAAATTGATTTGTTATAACTCTTTGGAGGGTGGTTTTAAGATGAAAGGAACCACGCTTCAAAACTTTGATATGGAAACAAGTATGTGTAAGACATTACGTAAACCTCAAGAGCAACTAGGTGAGTTGCTGAAATCGGGAAAGGTCAAACTCAGGACTTTCATGGATAAACTAACAACCAAACCATCAACGTTTACAGGTCGTATCAATAAAGATACACTATTAGTGAGAGTATTATGAGCAATGTGATTCAGTTTCCTTTGGAACGAATGGGTGTATCGCCCATTGACAAAGAAAGGAATCTTCCACAATCTGAAGAAGAGACAATAAAGGCTATCACAATCAATCGAATGATGTTGGTAGACGAAGTAGTCAACACAGAATTTAGCCGTCTTGCTACGAAAATTATGATGCAAGGGTTTCCTATAGAAGATTCTGGATTCTTCAAGGATTATATTCTTGTTGGAGAGATGATGAGAGCCATACTATATAATAGTGTGGATATCGAACATCCTTTATATGATGTCATCTTAAACAATCGTGACTGTCTCAAGAAGATGATTGAGAATGGCGATATTGTATTTGGTGACGAAGAGGAAGATGACGAAGAATAAGGTGTGAATCATGATTTTGTTAGATTTTTCACAGGTATGTCTATCAGGCATTCTGGCGAGTGGCAATAAAGATTTTAGTGAAGATCTTATTCGTCACATGGTACTAAACTCAATCCGTAACTTTAAGACACGGTTCTCTGAATACGGAGAAATGATACTCTGTTGCGATGACAAGAACTATTGGCGTCGTCAAATCTTTCCTTACTATAAGGCAAATCGTAAGAAGAGTCGAGAAGAATCACCACTCGACTGGAATCTTATCTTTGATACATTGAATTCAATCAAAGAAGAGATTCGAGATAATTTTCCATATGTCGTAATTCAAATCGAATCTGCCGAGGCTGATGACATCATTGCTACAATGGTGGAACGATTTGGTGGTAATGGTGAAAAGATCATGATTGTCTCTGGCGATAAAGACTTTTCACAATTGCAAAGGTATAAGAATGTTGAACAGTATTCCCCTATTACGAAGAAGTTTATTAGAGTTGAAGATCCTATGGCGTACCTTTACGAACATGTTATCAGGGGTGATGCTGGCGACGGAGTACCTAATATTCTTTCTCGTGATGATGTTTTCGTCGTTGGTGCTAGACAGCGCCCATTACAGAAGAAAAAGGTTGCTGCGATGATTGATGATATGAATCGTGGTATTATTCCTTTTGATGGTGAAGTACATCGAAACTATATGAGAAACATTCAGTTGATTGATCTATCTCGTATACCACAAACAATCCGTACACAAGTTATAGATACATATAAGAACTATGAGAAAAAGGATAAATCAAAGTTGTTGAACTATTTTATTAAAAACAAACTTAAAAATTTAATGTCTGACATCCAGGAGTTTTGAAATGAAAGACGGTATTGCAGAAATCATTAGGAAAGCCTCTGAATTAAAAACAGGAAATGAGAAAATTGCGTATTTACAAGAATCGTCAAAGACCTGTATACCATTGATACTTATGTTCAGACTAATGTTTGATCCGA